ACCAAGTTGTTCAGTTCAAGGTTATCAAGTGATCCTTGACCAAAGTTAACTGTAGTTGTAGGCTCTGTTGTTACACCCTTAAATAGTTTCCATTCATCATCAGATACGTCTCTTACAAGACCTGAGTGCTTTGCTGTACCGTCGTTGTAAGCAACTACGAGACCAAGATCTACTGTGTTTGCTGCATTCTGGTGGGCAAGTTGCAGCATATTATCCTCAATTACGATAGATGTTGAAGATGCATTAAATGTTGTACCGTTTACAGTTAAGTTTCCATCAACTACAAGATCATTTGTAGATGTAACTGTTCCAGTAAATGTTGGAGCAGATAGTGGAGCCTTTGCATCAATCTGTGTTTGAATTGCTGAAGTTACACCATTAAGGTATCCAATTTCAGTATCTGAAACATCTGCAACTCTAAGTTGTAATGTTCCACTTGCGTTTGGTAGAGTAACTGTATTGTCAGAGGTTGGTTCTCCAGCCGTCAAAGTTGTTTCAAAATCATTTGCTGTTGTGCCTTCAAAAATGATAGTATGTGGTGCTGGAAGATATATACCATGAATTGTTGGTGTCTGTCCAGTATCAGTAATTGTTGGTCCATTGATTGTTGGTGTAGTTAAAATTTTATTAGATAAAGTTTGTGATCCAGTTGTTGTTGTAAGAATTGATGTATCTGAAATTCCATGAACATTTGTTGTATCTAAATTATGATCAGAAACAGCTGTACTAATTGCTGATGCTGTTGCTGTTGTTGTAGCAAGTGCTGATGTATCTGCAATGCCGTGAACATCTGTGGTATCTGAGTTGTGTGTAGAAACAGCTGTAGCTGCTGCTGAAGATCCTGCAGTATCTGCATAAGTTTTTGTAGCAAGATCTGCAGTATCTGCAATACCATGAACTGAAGTGCTGTCTGAACTATGTGTAGAAACAGCTGAAGAAGCAGCTCCATCTGCATATGTCTTTGTAGCAAGCTCCGCTGTGTCTGTAATACCATGCACTGATGTTGTATCAGAGCTGTGTGTTGAAACAGCTGAGTCTGCATAAGACTTTGTTGCTAAATCTGCAGTGTTTGCAATACCATGGATATCTGTGCTATCTGAACTATGTGTAGAAACTGCAGTATCTGCGTATGTCTTTGTTGCAAGATTTGCTGTATCATCTATTCCATGTACTGATGTGGTGTCATTAGCATGTGAGCTAATCTCTGTGCCAACATAACTTGTTGTTGCAACAGAACTATCAACATCAAACTGATCTGTAGTTGCATTCCAATCAAGTCCAGCTCCTGCTGCACTTGCTGCATCAAATGTTGCATTAGAAGCTGCTGTATCTACATATGTTTGTGTAGCAAGTGTTCCTGATGAATCTGGAAGGGTTAGTGTTCTATCTGCTGTAGGGTCTGTAACTGCTAGCGTAGTTTCAAAAGCATTTGCTGTAAGACCTTCAAATACAATTCCTGTTGTAGCATTTATTGTTGTGCTATTAATAGTGGTAGTTGTACCGCTTACTGTTAAGTCGCCTGATACTGTAACATTTCCACTACCGTCAGCCAAAACCACTGTTCCACTAGCATCTGGAAGAGTGATTGTGCGATCAGCAGTTGGATCTGTTACGGAAACTGTGGTTTCAAATGCATTTGATGTTGCTCCCTCAAAAGTAATGCTTGAGCCAAAGGCTGGATTTACTGTTGAGCTAGCATCAATAAAATAATCAAGATTGATCCAGTGATTTACGCCATCACCAATTTTAAACTTATTTGTGTCGGTTTCAAATCCGATTTCACCTGCGTTGAGGATTGGCCCGTTGCCAGAATTTGTTGAAATCCATTGAGCAGCAGTACCTCTGCGCTGTTGCATTCTTGTTGCCATTTATAGTCTCCTCTTAGGTGTCCTGTAGTATTATATCAGATAATTAACTAAAATTATCTAATGGGCTTCCGCCATCGTAGCTGTTAGTCCAGTATTCTGAATCATAAAATCCTGCGATTTCAGTTGATGTGAATATTGAATCATAAAATCCTGCATCTTGAAAGATTGAGACAATAAGTCCAGTTCCGTCAATTGCAGTATCGTGAATATGTTGTCTAAGATCTGCGGTATCAGCAAAAGTAGCAATCATAATCCATTCAGCAGCATCAGTAGAATAAATAGACAGGTGACGTGATACTGTATCAAACCATAGCTGCCCGTCTACTGGGGAAGTTGGTGCAGTTGACTCAGTAGGGACAATTGGTGTTCCTACTAAGCTATCTACATAAAGTTTTGTTGTTGCATGTGTATTAAGAGTAGGGGTGCCAACTGTGACAGCTGCTCCAAAAGTACCGCCTTGGGCTACATCTAGCCCATGCTTTACCTTAAAGTCTCTATTTGTTGTTGCCACAGTTGACTCCCGTCTCTAATTATGCTTCAATATATGTCTTGCTTACCTTAACAGAAGTATCTGCTGCTGCTGCAGTAACCTGAAGAAGAACATTGCCACCTGAGTAAACAGCATTTGTTGTTCCTAGTTCACCGTTGCTTTGTACATTAGCATATTCTGTTAGATAAACATTGTTTGATCCATCTACTGCAACAAGAATTTCAATTACTTCAATGTCGCCACCCTTTTTCATTTGTACGACATACTTAGCAGCAGAATATGTTGTTGCTGACCATGTATCAATTGTTGTTGCTGACGTTCCAGCAGTTGCTAGAGCAGAACCAACAAGTGCATCTGGAAGTACTACAGAACCAGCAGTTAGTGCTCCTGAACCCACAGACAATGACGCAAATGTTGGTGTTGCTGCTGAATGAATGCTTTGTGGTAGAGACAGTGTAACTGCTCCAGTTGAAACATCCGCAACTACCTGATTTGATGTACCAGTGATAGAAAGTACACCAGAGTTAGAAATTGCTCCAGTTGAGTCATTGTATGAAAGACCTGTTCCTAGGGCATTTCCAACAGCATCTTGTGCTCTCTCATCAGTAAAGTACTTATTTGTAGAACCTTCTGAAATATCATCAGAACCTAATGTGCGAGTTCCACCAAGTGATACTGAAGTACCGTTGATTGTAATTGCAGAATTAGTAAGTGATGAATTAGCAATGTTTGAAAGTGTATTTGCTGAGCCACTAATTGTTTTGTTTGTTAGTGTCTGTGATGTTGATAGATCTGCAGTAATTGCTGTATCAATGCTAAATGTAGTGCCATTTAGATTTAAACCATTTCCTGCTAGGTATGTGCCAGCACCTGAGAACTGAGTAAAGTTAATTTCATCTGTTCCAATTGTTACTGGACGATATGTTTGTACCCAACCAGTTCCAGCTTGACCACCTGAATATACGAATACAAAGTCACCAGAGTCAATTTCTGTAGCAGTATCAAAGTCTGTAGCACGAGCTGGTTGACCTGAAGTCTGTACTACATAAATACCGTTTTGTGACTTATTTGTCTGATTCTTAACAAGAATGCGATCTCCAGTTGCAAGAGTAACTCCATCAAGAGTATCTCCATTTTCAAGAGCAGTTGCAAGACTAACGTTTGCTGTTGTTGCAGCAACTACAGACTCATGGATATGTAGTCCTTCTGTTGCTGAATCTACATAAGCTTTTGTAGCAGCATCTGTTGAGTCTGTTGGTGTTCCAAGACCTGTGATCTTGTAAGTTGCCATGCTAACGTTACCAGTTGGTGCTCCGACAGCGCTAAGTGCAAACTCTGAAGGATCTACAGAGATTGCGCCTGTTGAATCATCATAGTCAAGACCGTTGCCTACAACAGTTCCGATAGCATCTTGTGCTCTCTCGTCTGTGAAGTACTTGTTTGTTGAACCTTCTGCAATATCATCAGATCCAAGGGTACGTGAACCACCAAGAGATGTTGATGTGCCATTAATTGTAATTGCTGAGTTTGACAACTTTTCATTTGCAATTGATCCTGCAAGCATTGTGTTTGTTACAGTTGCTGAATCACCAGTTGTAATAACTGTACCAGTTACGTTAGGAAGTGTAATTGTACGATCTGCTGTAGGATCTACTACTGTAAGTGTTGTTTCAAAACTGTTTGCTGTTGCACCTTCAAAAACAACACCATCGCCATCTACTATTGGTGAAGTAAGTGTCTTGTTTGTAAGTGTTTGTGTGTTTGTTGTTCCAACTACCGCACCAGTTGCACCGTGTGCTTCTGTTGCTGATTCGTGATCCGAAAGATCTCCTGCTGCTGCTGATGCTGAACCTGCTGCATCATACCAGGTATCTACTGTATCACGATCTACAACAATTTGACCACCAGTAATTTCAAGACCACCAGCAACATCAGCAGAAATTGTTCCTGTTGAATATGTGATTCCGTCTCCGCCTGAAAGGTGTGAGTCAACTAGTGTATCTGAGTAGTACTTGTTTGTTGAACCTTCTTCAATAGCGTCTGTGTTGATTGCATCAACTGCAGAAGTGATATCTGAAGTAAGTGCTACTGTACCAGAAGCATTTGGAAGTGTAATCGTGCGATCTGCTGTTGGGTCAGTTACCTCAAGTGTGGTTTCAAAACCATTTGCTGTAGCTCCTTCAAATTCAATGCTTGAACCAAAGACACCAACTGCTGCTGGTGCTTGCCACTCAACTCCGTATGTAGCAGATGAATTTGCTGTAAGTACTTGACCGTTTGTACCAATGCCTAAACGTGCTACTGCATCGTCTGCACTACCAACAATCAAATCACCTTTAGCGTCAACGACACCTGCTGTGATAATATTCTTGCCATTAACGGTTGCAGTTGTACCTTCAACTACTAATCCCGCTTTTACTCTAAAATCTTTTGTTACTGTTGCCATTTTATCTCCTTAGATTAAGCCTTCAAACCAATACGCAAATAGCGCAAGGTTATAGGGGTTTGTCCACCCACTGGAACTACAGTTAATGAAACTGTATCTCCTGCCCTAGACACGGAGATGGTGCCAATATTCCCATCGTTGTCTACCGTTCCATACTCACTAACATTTACATTTGTATTATCAGGGACTATGGTTAATTCTGTGGCCCAATACTTGTTTGCACCACCAGAAGTCTTTTTAATTGAGACCATGTACTTTACAGATCTCCACTCGCTTGCTAAAAAGTTATCAAAAATTGTTGAATTTTCAATGCCGTTAATTGTAACTTCATTGTTACCGTCTGAACCAAGATCTGTTGATCTTGCAGAGGTACTGTCAATCAAATCTTCATAGTTTGTTTGACTTGGACGGTCTCCTGTTTGAAAGAGAGATTTTATGCTTGAGATTGATAATTTAGCCATACGTGAATAATATCATGTATTTTAAAGTATATAGTTAGAAAAACCAATTACCTGCAAAGGAATTGCTGGAACATTACCAATAGATGCTGGTACCTGTATTGCTGTAAACCTTATTCTAAATGGTAGTACTGAGTTTATATTTACCCCACGAGTTGGCTGGGTAATTTCTATATTGGGAAAAGAAACTTTTTCAATAGCTCTTGTAAAAACTGGGGTATTGTTATTTATAACAACGGTTGCCATTAGTTTGTAACATCCTCAAGGAGAGTAATCTTCCCTTGAGCAACTGTCCAAACCAGAGTATTCTGTGGAAGACGTAATTCAATATCAAAAATATCATTTGTTCTTAACTGTGCAGTTTGTGCTGCAGTTAGATTAACCTTAAACTCACCATCTTCATCTTCCAAGTCTTGCTCTGGAGTAATTGAAAAAACTAAAGTTGCAGCATCTGTAATTACTTGAGGTGTTACTGGGTTAGTGGGTCTTTTAAATTCAACCTCAATATCCCAGTCAGAAATAGTTAGTGGCTGCTTAGAGTCGTCTGTTAGGTATACACGGAAAGATGCTGTATCACCTTTTACAATTGTCCAATTAACAAATGGTGGTGCTTCACCAATATCGTATGTAGATGCGCCTTGACCTCTATAAGTTGCCATTTTTATATTATACCACTTGAAAATAGCAATTATTAAGTTTAATAAAAAAATGTTATAAAACTTGCTTTTTGTGGCAATCACATGTTATACTTAGTTAGTGCTACCAACTGGTAGCATCTTTAGTCTCTAGGAGGTTATTTTGATGAGAAGAGATAAAAAGATCTGGATTGGAATCCTTGCTTCAATTGGGCTGCGTGCACCACTAACAAATGCAGCTAATGCTTTAAGTACTGAAAATAATCTAAGTAAACCCTTAGTTTCTGAACCTTCAACCGCCAAGGCGGTTTTTTTGGTTTCTAAACCTAAGAGTCTTACTAAGGTAAAAAAGAACCTAAACGTTCTACATAAATATCAAGATGCTGTTAGTCTTACAGACAGGCAACTTAAGGAGCTTCTTTATGGAGTTGGCTTTCGTGGTCAAAGACTAGTAGAAGCTTGGGCAGTCGCCAAGAAAGAGTCAAATGGAAGACCAATGGCTTTTAATGGTAATGTAAAAACTGGAGATAACTCTTATGGTATTTTTCAGATAAATATGCTGGGAACATTGAAGGAAGGCCGTAAAGAAAAATTTGGATTAAACTTTAATAGTGAATTACTAAATCCTGTTATTAATGCTCAAGTGGCATACCATATGAGCAATGGCGGGAAAGATTGGTCTGCTTGGAAAGGCTTAACTCCAAGAACTAAATCTTGGATTAAAAAGTTTCCACATTAGTGGTTTTAAGATACCCCCTTGGCTAACTG